GGAAGCTGTGAGATTCGAACTCACGGACCCTTTCAGATCGGCAGTTTTCAAGACTGCTGGTTTAAACCTCTCACCCAAACTTCCATATTTTTTTTCATAAACTCATTTAACTATAAATATTTTTATGTCTAAAGAACGTATTCCTGTTAACTTACGTCGTATGGTAATAGAACGCGACGGATTACGTTGTGTTTACTGCGGTGTTGATCTTGTTAAATCTGAAGTCCACTTAGATCATGTAGTACCTGAATCTCAGGGTGGACCAACATCATATGCTAATCTACAAGTTACCTGTGGTAAATGTAATCTAGAAAAAGGTGTATTAAGTGAGAGTGAGTTTGAAAACAAACTACGTACTCGAGCTATACGAATTCTAGAAAGAATCGGTTACAAATAATTTTTGGTGGAGTATCCTGGGATCGAACCAGGCGTGCCCTTAAGGGCGGGAGGGTTACAGCCTCCTGCATCACCATTGATGCTTCTACTCCGTATCTTTTGGTGCCACCTGTTGGTATCGATCCAACCTATCTGGCTTTTCAGACCAGCACCCATCCATCTAGGTCAAAGCGGCATTAAATTAGTGAAAGTTCCGATATCACCCATCGTCACTTACAACCGTTGAAGTGGCCCAAAGAACCGGTAACACTTATTTGCTCTGGCGACCCTCCAGGGAGTTGAACCCCGGCCGTCAGTTTTGGAAACTGAAATGCTACCGTAACACTTGAGGGCCATAAACTTGGAGTCCAGTAGAGGAATCTAACCCCTGTAATTTCGCTTTGCAGGCGAACGCATAAACACTCTGCCAACTGGACAAATCTGTTACTGTTTGGTGGGGGATACAGGGATCAAACCTGTTCCTCGCACAGTTAGGCCCGCATAGTGGCTGATCAATTCCACGATACCCTATAGCACTTTACAATGATTACTCTAAGAGTATTATAAGGGTGAACACTATCCGTTGACTCTTCTCGACAACCTGGGCTAACGCCGTATGGTTTCTCTAAAGACTTTCATCTTCCCGGTCAGAAACAGGACTGGCAGTAGTATTCACTCTTATAACACTCTCAAATTTTTAAAGAACAATCAACTCAAACTACATTATAACAGAACTGCACTAAATGTCAAGCGTTTCACGTGAAACGTATAACTCATTGATTTATATGGCGTCTCCGACCGGATTCGAACCGGTGTACTCACCGTGAAAGGGTGATGTCCTAGGCCTCTAGACGACGGAGACAATATTTTTAAATTGTTAAAGAGCGCAATTATCTGTTTCAACTAACTATAGGACAATTATACGTATTATCTCATTTATTGTCAACCAGTTAACTAGTTAAAATTCTCTTTAGAATCAAGTAATTGTTTCACTCTTGAATGTTTAGGTAGAAAATCTTTTAGAAACTGCATCTGATCTGCTAGGATGTTGCGATTTTGCAGTATTAGTGCTTCTGCCTTATCTGGCACGTAAGGAACATATAGTAGTTCCATACCTGCTTCTTTCAACGACATATCTTCCTTACGTGAATTACATGATGTACATGCTGTCACACAGTTGGTCCATGTAGTCGGACCACCTTTAGAAACAGGGTGGATATGATCTTTAGTAAGTATTGCTTCTTTAAAGGTCTTACCGCAGTAGGCACATATATGTAGATCCCGTCTAAACAGGTTTCGATTGGTCATAGTAGGAGTAGTGTTCTTGAAGTGGAATTTGGTCTTCAAGGCTATGATAGATGCGACTTCTACATGGGATCTTTCTCCAGTGATACGTGATACTCCGCCATGGAACATAAAATCCTCATCACCAAATTCCCAGCTGATCAGTCCTCTACATTTTAATGTAACAGCATCTTGCCATGTTATCCAGTTATGTGGCTGACCTCCGCTGTTTAGTGCTAGAATTAAGTGATGCATCATACTCTCCGTTTATTGAAACTGGTACTCCTCTAGGGATTCGAACCCTACCGTCGCAGCCTATCTGACCACTCTCCCAGGTTTATAAAACCTAGCCGCACACCAGTGCTGAGGAGTATTTAATCTTGGAGCAGGATACCAGAATCGAACTGGTGACTAGACGTTGGCAACGTGTCGTTTTACCCCTAAACTAATCCTGCGTCATACTATTATTTAACACCCTCTTTGGAAGGTATGTAGTAAAACATACTGGAGATCGCCCAGTATGCTTTATTACGCTACCATTATACTCCTGTGTTATCGCCACAGTTTCATCCGGATAGTCCGCCCGTTTAGTGGATGTTTAATGTGCCCACTGCGCCCTCGTTACGCAACACATGTTACAAACAAAAACCCCAGGGTGTTTAGTCCTGGGGTCTCTTTAAGTTCTGGATTTATTTACCACTTATCCTAGACTTGCAAGACCCCCTAGATACTCTGGTGCACGATCATTCCCTAGACTAATCATTGACCAACAGGCAGGCAATGTGCCTATCTGTTTGGCTGTTATATTAAATGTAGGTAAGGATCTTTGTTTCATATTAGTCTCTATTGTATTTTATTTAGTCTTTGCTGTCAAGTCTTTTTTAAAAATTTGATAAAATTATTTATCTTCCGCTGACATCTTTGATAGTTCAAAGTAACGATCTAACATTACACCACCTATCATGATGTTAGCCAGTGCCTGCATATAATTATGATCATATAATATATTAAACAAGCCTGCTGATAACAATACTACTGCCCCTACTAAACTAAAAGTTTTCATACGGATTCCTTTAAAATTATTCGTATATTATACAATCAGAAGAAAAAAATGTCAACCGAGATCCATCGGTGGGCCGGGTCGGGTTCGAACCGACAAGGCTCTTTCGAGACTGGATTATGAGTCCAGGGCATCCCACCAATAGTGCTTCCGGCCCAATGATGCTATTATACGGCCTACCGTGAATAAAGTCAAGCGATTTATCTACGTGCTCTGGTGGCGGATTTTGCCAAAGTGGGCTCCGCTTTACGTGGCCTCAGATCTGCAACCTTGTGAGATTTGGTCTGCTTTTCTAACTTCTTAGTCGCAGATGCTGTTACTGATGCAGTACTAGTCTGATCTCTCTTTTTACTGTTACTAAAGCTGAAACTGACCTTTCTGCTAGGTTTGGTACGTGCTGTGTAGCTATCTGCATCAACCTTAATAACACCTTCAAATACCGGAGGCCAAACTACATTGAATTGGCTGTAATAAAGACCACCTTCTTTATCTGCTTTGGTCCTGGCGTATACTTGTACCAAACTACTCTTATTCAGAACTTCTTTGAAGAAGTCGGTAATCTTTTCGCTATCTTCGTTAAGATGATCGCTGACCCATTTGGCTGCTACAGCTAATAAATGGAATCCTAATTGATATTCCGGATGTGTAGTATCAGGCTGGTACGGAACGGCCGCTAGTAAAGTTTCCCAATTTGCCGGCATCTTGGATACTTTCTTGACACCTTTGTTGTATATGGTCAAGAGCCATTGGAGATCAGATGGGGTTAGCGCACCGTATTTGACTGCCAGGGTCAATGGTCCTTGTATGCCTGATTCTGCATCCAACACATTGATCGCATCTATGTAGTCTTTGTTTTTATTTTTGAACTTGGGGCTAAATTCACTCTTTTCCAGAGTTTCTGCAATAGTGGCTGTGCTAGGGCGTCCACCACCACTGCTATCTTTAACACTGATGTCTACTTTCTCACTACCAAACCACATAGTAGCATCAATCAATCTTTCTGCTTTAGGTGGGAAGCTGGCTGCTGTTGCACCTTTCCATGACGTACCCATTGGGCCTAGTAAGTTTTTATTGACAGTATCATAATCGCCTGTTGTAAAGTTTCCATACTTTAGAGCTAAAGGAGCAGCCAATTCACTCAATTTGATCTCTATAGCACTTTGGAATTCTGCTAAGCCTGGGACCGGTGTAGTACTGCCTACTTGTACATTCTTTAAAAGTTCTGGTAACCCAATCTTTAACTCTGATGCTAGATTTGTACTAGCAAGTCCTGTTGCTACCGCAGGGATCAATCGACTTATGGGGTATTTCTTACCTTCTTGTACAAAGTCAGTCGGTTCGATAGGAACTGCTGCTTTCTTCATCTGTGCTGTCTGTGCCCAGAGACCTGTTTCTTTAGCAAAGTCTGTAGTCTGCCAGAATATAGCATTCGGGCCCTGACTCTTCTTGGCTTTAGTCTTCCTGACGTATACGAAGTTATCATCCTTATCATTCTTCAATACCACTACCATGGCTGCTCTACCGTTCTTGTCACCGAAGATCTTAATATCGATAGGGGCTGGACTTACTTGATCTATCACACCTTGGATTGCTTGATCCGTAAGTACGGTACCTTTAACTTTAGGAGTATCTTCATAACGTAGCAAGGGATCTTCAGGAAGTATCGTGACGTTAGTTATGGTGTAGGATTCTTTAGTATCTGCATGTACAAATGGTATATCTTTCCCGCCTTGTATCTCAATCCAACGTCGGGCGATGCCTCCGGTTGATTCGTCTAGGCTTACAGTTTCAATCAGGTTTATTAGTGTTCGCATGTCCATATGTATGGCCTTTGGTAATATTAGCTATTTATTTAATTCTATTATATTATAAATTGTTGCATCGCCAGATAAATACTAATCTAAACTAAGGAAAATATAAAGATGCATACGCTCAAATCAGTATCAAGACAGATATTAGAAATAATTATCCACTTCGTTGAAACTGTTAACGAATTCAAAAAGTTCAAATATCAAGATAAACAGGGGAACATTAAGGTCTAGCCTTTCGTTCAATATCCTCTTCCACGCAGTTATCACCGTATTGGATCTCGATGATTCGTAACGGTTGATCTGTGTGGTTAACCAGCTGATGCCATTGTGTCTTATCAATGTGGATATTCTGGAATCGCGTAAATTCTCCCAGTAATTCAAAATCAGTGCTACGATTAATCGTGTAAACTGATGCAGTACCTTCCGAAACAAACCAATGTTCGGCGCGATCCTTATGTCGTTGCATACTCAATCGTTGACCCGGATCCACTGTTAGTTCTTTAAGTTTAACTTCTGTTCCGTTCTCATGTAGAATACGATAATAACCCCATGGACGTAAGGTCTTAGGAGACTTCCATTCTTCTAGTATCCAACTACTGCTGTTAGCTTTGTCTTTGCCACCAATACCAAACTTAAAAGTAACACCGTTAACAGACATCTCGAGTATGTTCTTCTGTGTGCGATCTCCACCATTGGCAAAGATTACTTCTGAGTTGGGATGTTGTTCCTTGACTTTTCTTAGGGCATCTGTGCTGGATCCATCGCGGTCATCATAACCTGTGATAACCTCATCAACCATATAGAGGTTTTCGATGATAGCGGCACGTTCCGTGATAGGCATGAAAGGGCGACCTTTCTTACGTGTCAACCACTCATCGCTATTGACCGCTACCACTAGTTTATCTCCCAACTTCTTGGCATTTTCAAACATCTGTAAATGTCCTCGATGTACAGGATCGAATCCCCCACTACATACTACTACTTTCTTAGCTATCTTCATGATGTTCATAATGTAATATCTTCCATACCTGCTGTACGTAGTCTCGCCACGTGTCCTAACATAAAGTTCTTACTTTCCAGGCCTTTCATAAGACCTAACCATTTGTTACGTACCAATGCTACTTCGTTGATGATAGTTTCAAAGTCGATGACCTCGTCTTCCCCATCTACATATTTTTCAGCATCTCTACTAGTCAATGCACGGGCATAACCTTCTAGATATTTCTGGAAATGCTTCTTGCGTATCTTTCTTAACTGTAGATTTAAGTAGTTAAGCACCGCTTCAATCTCTTGTAGTTGATTAAAGCGATGCTCTGTAAGGCCCGGTAGTGATGCTATATTCTTTTCAAGATGACCTTTGACTGTGCAATCGTATTTGGCTTCTACCAGTTCATTTTCATAATGATTAATGAACTCCGGTATATTGCCAAGATCCGACACTACTCGATTATACCACATACTTATTCGTCGTTTTCTTCTTCATCGGACTCCGACTCTCCGACGTACTCCTCAAAACTTCTCTTGGTGTAAGAATCAAATCCACTAAAATCTTTAAGCTCATCATCTCCCAATGAATCGACCAGGATGCTCATCAAATGATCCGATGCTTCCTGTCGATCCTTTGCAGGTATATACTGCTTGAGTGTGGAGTAAACTTCCGACAACATATCTATTTCAATGCTCATTCTTCCGATTCCTCAGGTTGTTCGACGACAGCGTGATGCGGGTTAGCAGTAAAGTCTGCCATGACCTTATCCAGTGATTGATCTTCGTTACGTTCCCATGCCTTGCGGAATTGCTTGATCACTGTGCCGTCTGTCAGTGTGTATTTAAGACTATTTCCTTCCTTGGATAATAATCCTTTATTCTCGAACATATCAACCAGACCGCTGTAGGGATTCATACCCTGCTCATAAGGGATCTTAATCTGTACTGACTCAAAAGGTTTAGCATAACGTGTTTTCATGATCTTGCAGGCAGCACGGATACCTTTTACTTCGCTGATCTTGTTGCCATCCTCATCCTCTTTGAGTTTAAGTTTACGCATTGCAACCACGATACTACTTGCATAGATAAAGCCTTGCCCACCACTGATTTTGTCATCTGGATCAAACATATCCTGGCTTGCATATGTGTGGTTGGTACAGACCATACCGAGATTTAAACTACCAAACATGTTAACACAGTTACGAACAAGTGCTGTTAGTGCTTTAGGTTTACGACCCATATCGCCTTTAAGATCGCCAGCTTCAAATTGATTTAGATCCGTTGGGGTTAATAGCATGCCTAGACTGTCTATCACAAATAAGACTTTAGGTCGATCTGCTTCAGGCATCGTCTTATATTCTTTAACAAAATCACTGATCAACTTGGCAAGATCATCGATCATAGCCATATTAAGTTTAAGCAGTTTATCTTCGCCTGTATCTACACCCAGTGCGTGTAGCCATTTTTCATCTAGTGCATTTTCGCTATCAACTAGGATAACAAAAATTCCCTGTTTCTGTGCGTTGGCTATTAGGTTACCTGAGCAGATAAACGATTTACCAGCGCCCGACTCACCTGCGAATACTGTGACCTTGCCCAAAGGAATGCCTTTGTGGAAGTCTCCGCTGATGAGATAGTTTAATGTATAGTTGTTAGTACTGATCCAATCTGTAGGATCGTTAAACCCGACGCTGATACCGTCGATACTCTTGGTGATGCTCTTACGAAATTTACTTACGTCAAAGGGTTTACCCATAATTATTTTTCCTTGATAAAAAAAGAACCCGAGCGTACGGTGATTGATCCGCAGAGGCCCGGGCCGTGTTTATTACTTCTGACGGTTACGGATCATTGCCAAGATATCCTCGGCACGTTGTCCTGCAGGTTTGGCTGCGGACGGAGTAACCACTGGTGCTTGTGCTACAGGGATATCATCTTCCGCATCTGCTTCAACCGGTTCAGCGGCTGCAATAGGTGCAGGTTTGGCTGTTGGTGCAGGGGATGATGAATCGCCTTTGGTCATCGCCATTCCAGCTGGTTTGAAATACTGACCCCAACGTTCCATGTCAAAAGGTTGACCGTCGACACTGGCTTCAAACATTTCTTTGATGATCTTCAACTCGACTTCGCCTGGACGCTTTGGTAGGAAGTCTGCAAGATTATACAGACCAAACATCTCGATAGCTTTGAGTTCTTGCTCTGTCAATGAGCTTTCTTTACGTGCCCATGTGCTGGTGCTGTAATCGCTGTAGCCACCTTTGCTGGTCTTTTTGATAGTAAAATCCAGACCACCTTCTGTATCTGTAGGAAGATTCTCCAACTCTGGATCCATCAATGCATTCTTAACAAGATTGAAGATCTGTGGACTAATGATAAAGCGGCGGATTGGATTTTCTGGAGTCTTGTCGTCGCTCATAGGATTCTCACGTACGAAACCTTGGAACAGATAAGACTTCTTCTTCCAATACTTACGACCCATTTCTTCAAGACTCTTGTCTTTGAACCAAGTACGTACTTCTGCAAGGATTGGGCAAGCGTCGCCCCACATCTCTACACAAGGTACTTGTACAAAAGTCGGTTTGCTGTCTGATTGACCTTTAATGCCTGCGAAAGGCAGTTTGATCATCAAACGTTCAATCCAGAAAAAAGTGTTTTTTGTATTTGCGTCTGGGAGGAAGCGAACACGGGCTGTCGTTCCTTCTGCGATGTTCCAATGGGCGTAAATGCCATTGTCACCACTATTCGAATTTCCAGAGCTGCGATTGTCTTGTGAAGCTAGTTTTGCGCGGATTTCTGCTAATGAAGTTGCCATAATATATTTCTCCTGTAAGTTTTAAGATGGTCTTTAGTGTGCCTAGATATACTATACACATCGCATAGTATAACATCAGTATTTATGCTGTCAATACAAAAAGTAAATTTTTTGTTTCGTTTAGGCATAGGCTTATTATAGCAGCCTTACCAGGAGGAATCAATCTATTTGGCTAGGCCCGATAGTTGTTTGAGAAGACTGAGGTCATCAAAACTTTCTTTGACGCCGTGTGTTGCTGGCTCTCTATCAAAAGTAGTACTAGCGTATCTACCGTATGATTCGTTATGTACACCCATGTTAGGCATTTCCATATTAGGGTCATACTGTGCTATAATGTCTTTAGCACGTTCAATTTCTTCTTGGCTTTCGAACCAATATTTGCCGTCGACATAATTATATTCGAATTGATTTTCGTTGAATAAGTTAGATAGAACTTCATTGCGGCTATCACCGTCTAGCTCATTGCCCGAATCGTCTAGGCTGTTAGCAAACACACTGCTGTCACCATCGGCATTACCTGATGTAACTTCGTCTGCCCATGCTTCAAATTCTTCTGCTACTTGATCTTTGCGTGTCTTATATGCGCGATGTACTACAGGTAATGCATCTAGCATACGTTCATCAAACACACGTTTAACAAAACGTTCTTTTAATGCTTCGATGTCAAACTCATCTTCGTCCAGGATCTGTTCTGGTTGCCAAAGTGACTTATACTGATCATATCCGCGTTGGCCACGTATAGTAAATAGATCTCTGTGTAGACTTCCGTAATGATCTATAGCTGCTTCTACCATACCTTTAGTCTCTGCATCTTCGAACTGTCGACCACGCATATTACGTACGAATACTTTAAGATCGTTCATCTCTTTGATGATCTTGCCAATATGTTGACTAAAGTCATCATGCAGTTGTCCGCCATTTTTAATATGACGTGCATAGGCCCTGGCACCGTTTACTGTGGTACCTTCAGGTAGTCTAAAACGTTCGCCCTGTCCATTCTCGACGAAGATAGCATCAATGTTTCTGGATCTTGCACCATGTTGTTCTGTCTGAATAGCGCCTTTGTGTCTAATTATGATCCTAGCAGATTCAAAATTCTGATAACTACTACGGCTTGTGCCGTGTAGTCTGCTTTCGGTCACACCTACGTCGTTCTTATCGACACTACTGTTTCTCAGCCTATCCTGCAGACTGAGATCTCCTTTAGTAAAGTTCTTATTATCGAAAGAGAACATGTGTGGAAAGGCAATATTAAAACGTATGTTCTTTAGGAACTTGGACCAATTCTTTCTTTCTACTGGGCCCATCTCTGGATCTGGCATGTCACGATCTGTTTCTAATTTAAGTTCATTTTTAGGAAATAGACCAACTTGTATCATAGCCCAATCAACATCACCGTCGGTATACTTAAAGCTGAACAATCTGGCATCTCGGGGATCGCTTGTATCCTTGCCCTCTTGATCTTTCATTATGATTTTGCCGGCACGACTCACTAGGAGGTCGTGTAGGTCTTGGGAAACTGAGCTGATATCGGACATAGTAGTGTATTTATACTTTCTCTTGGATACTATATCATGATAAAAGGCATAGGTAAGATAATTTCTTCGGCCCTATCACGTAGTTTATCGTCTAGATTTGAGTCGAATTCACGCAAGAATGTAGCCATACGTACCGCTAATAGCATAGACATTACCAGATCGTCTGTTTCACCTGCTTTAGCAGCAAATCCACTACCTGCGGCTACGAACGTCTTTAATTCGCTTATCAAAGACTTACTGGCTATATGTATCTTCCTGTTTTCAACTAGACTTTTGAATTTGCTACAGGCTGTAAGCTTGCTCTTATTGGTAGTATTAAAGCCTTTGCGATATCTTCGTCCCGTACCTGTTTTTGCTGGTTCGCTGAGGAATATACCCGCTATCTTATCCTCACCGTATTCTTCTATGGCTACTAATGCTGCTTCACCCAGTGTATTATTTTCCACACTATAGTAAACATCTGTGTTACATCCAATAGCGTCCACTAGATATCTGGTTATCTCCCCAAGGATCTTAATCTGTTGTTGTACGGGTGTCCTGTTGTGCTGCCATTCGGCTACCTGTTTCATCTCGGGTAATTCAAGTACCTGTATGGCCGATGGGTCTCCACCCGTACCCAAGCTGGGATCTAGTGACACTAGATATACGTGATCCTTCTGTGGTTTAGCATACCAACGTACCTGACCCTGCTTTTGTATAGGATCTATACCTGCCATCTCGGTCAAGGTAATTGGACTGATCAAAGTCTCATCGTAGATAATAAATTCGCAATCCATCTCACGACGGAATCGTTCTTCACCTAACTGGGCACGTTGCTCTGATTCCCACTTGGCATCTCTATCGGGATGTTCATTCCAATAACTGCGGAATGCTTTAAATCCGTTCACACCTAATTTTGTTTCGTTACCGTATTCGTCTAGACATTTGTTAGCCTGACGCCATATGGTAGCAAATTGATCTTCATCGCTGTTAGGTGTGCTGGTAATCATGCACTTACCGCCAGTGGCTAAAGTAGGACTAATGGAAGTCCAGAATTCTTTGGCTATGGTAGGTCTCACGAAGGCAAACTCATCGCAATAAAGTAGCGATATACTCATACCACGACCAGTGTTTTCTGTAGTTGTAGCACTTACTATACGTGATCCGTTATCAAAATCTATGCTACCTTTATTATAACTGGTAACACCTGCACGTATAAAGTTAGGCACTGATTCATATCCATAACGTATACGCTGCATGATCTCCTGCGAACCTGTATACTTGTGTGCTGCCACTAATATAGTAGAGTCCGGTACGAACATAGCATACCAAAGTAGATAACCAGCTGCGGTAGTAGACTTACCAGTCTGTCTAGGCATGAGGCTGATACTATATCTATTAGTATGATATACTTCGACTAGTCTACGTTGATAATCAAAAGGTTGATATAGTAATCGACCTTGCGTCGGATGCTGTATGTAAAAATAATTTTCTAGGAAGTATTGTGGACCGGTAACAGGATCGGCACAGCGTATGATCTCTCTGATCTGATACTCTGTATAGTTCTCCTGGACGTTAGGTTTCTTAATCAGGACTGTTTCTTGTAATTTAGCCATTACTTCTTCCTGTCAAACCATAACTTAAACCACGCTTCTGTTCCGGGTTTTATTTTCTGTTCTTGTTGTATACGGCCTTTGTTATTTGATGCAGGCCACATCACAGGTGCTACTGGCATAGAGTTCATATCTAGTAGGCCTGTAATACCTGCTTGCTGTTTGAGTTGTGCAAGATCCGCGACATCCATTACGCAATCTGGATCAGCTGTTTCACCGGGTAATACAAAATTCTCACTGGTGATCTTGTGTTGTTTCATTTCTCTTGATTGGTCCCTTTGACAACATAGGACTTTGCGTATTTACGTCTGGTGCCTCTTCGGAACTGTCAGTTGAGATTCTGTGAGCACCTGTTGAGTATTCTTTACCTATCAGTTTAAGTGCCAACTTTAATATTTCTTCATCTTCAGGCGTATAACTAACCACGCTTACATTCCTACCAAGAGCACTTTCAGAATCAAATTTTTCTGGATCGTTGGCGCTAGCCATTGCAAGACCCAAACGGTATTGCATATAGGGATCTTGGTTCTTCAGCCCGGGCACTGTATATGTGGATGGTAAAGTATGTGCGTCTATAACGCTCAGACTACCGACACCGCCTTCTTTGATAAACTCTCGGCTTTTCATTTCGAACGACGCTTAATGGGACCTGGATTGAGGCATGGACTAACTGTATAAGTAGTAGGCTGTTCAGAGCTCTTATGATCTTTTTCTGTATGCTCGTAATCACTGTCTACGGTGTTTAAAGCAGCCTGCATCATTACATGCTCTATTTCTGTATAGGGTCGAGCAATATTATGTTTTTCTACCCAGCTTTCTTGATCCATATCCACGGGCTTAGTAGACTTTCCGTCTGCCATGGCCACAGCCATCATAACACGATTTAGATTGTATACACGGTCAAGGCCGCCTTTATCCCGAAACTGCCACTCACCTGTATCAGCATAAGTGCTAACGGGTTTCTTGCCTATATGGCCCTCGACTATGATATCATTTATTTTCATTTCTTAATCTTGATACTTTCGTATTCTTTCATCATGTCAAGACCAAAGTTATCTAATCCTTCGATAGCTTCCTTCATAGCACGTGGATTGTCACCAAACTGATAACCATTTGGGGTCATAGTTTTTTCTTTACCTGCTACGTCACCGTTACCGCCCTTAGTCAATGCTTGCACAGGCATCACATGTTCTTCAGGTGAGGTGTTAGCTTGATAGCGTGGATCTTTTTCTTCGTCAACTTCTACTTCTGGTTCTGTAGAAACTACAGCTACTTCTGGTTCTGCTTGCGGTGTTGCCTGGCCTTGACCACCCATACCTGCTAACTTTAGCATCTGCATAAGTTGTACTGCTGCATCACCGTCTGCTGTTACAGAAACACTTTTTGTGCCGTCTGAACTCATGTTAGTGCTGATGTTCATTTTACCTTCTTGTTCCATGGCCTGTCCTGGAACGACGCTCATCATACCGGATCCCATGCACTCATCGACTTTTTCTTCGTCGGTGACTTGATTCTTCTTGATAGCCTTATCTACTGCACCAGCATGTTCTTCTGATCCAGTTTCTATCTCGCCGTCTTTATCGTAGTCTTTTTTTGCCAACTTATCTTCATCAACATTAACACCAGACAGACGCATCATTTCAGCTAAGTCATCGTCTTGTTCTTTATCTTTGACTGCTTTCTTCATTGGTTCTTTTTTGTCGCCATCTTTGTCCATGTCTAAGAAGTCAGGTTTTTTGCCTTCCGCCATCGGAGTTTCATCACCGGTTGTTTCATCTCCAAATACGGTCGTTAGCTTTTCGCTGATCCACTCATAGGGATCTCCATCGCGGGCTTTTTGTGTACCGTAGGGCATTTCCTCTTGATAGTGATCGTATAACATGTTGTATAGCTCATCTGGCAAGGCCATGGGATCTGCACCAGCATTGACAAACTCTTGAGCTTGGGCAAAGGCTTCATCACCTATAGCTTGTCTCAATTGATCTTGTTCGTAGCTAGATTGACCTTCTTCGTCGTCTGCACCAAATGCTTCTTTAAGCATGGCCTCGATGGTCTTGTATTGACCTTCTTTGACTTTCTTACCTGATTTAACTTTAGTGACATTACCGTTGGCTTGTTTTTTCTTATCAGCTTTGATAGCGGCAGTGTCAGCTTTGGTATGTGCTTTAACAGAACCTTTTGGTCTGCCGCGGCCACGTTTCTCATCGGAAGCATCTTTAGCTTTCTTTACTACATCCTCATCGTCGTCTGTAGGATCGTAGTGTTTGCCATAGTGTCCGATAACTGTGCGTTTGTTAGATGGTTTTTCTTCTCCTCTTTCCATTTCACGTTCTCTCTTGGCATCTAGATAATCATCTATTTTACCTTCTTTGACTTTCTTAGCGATCTCATGTGCCTTGACGATGGTGCTTTTCTTTAGGGGCGGATTATCACCTGTGGATTTCATAGCCTGTGACATACCAACGGCATATTTGTTCGCAGCCTTTTCCGCAATTAACTTCTTGCCTAGTACTTGTTCCATGTTCTCTGCAAGTTGTGTCTTGGGTTTAGCTTCTACAGGTTTAGCAGTCTCTTCAACTGCTACTTTGTTAAAGTTCTTAAGGATGCTATAAATGTTGTTGTTGTTCATGATTATCTTCCATTGCCAGCTGGCATATTTTTTGCTACGGGGATCTTATTCTTATGTGTTCCGATTGGACTTACCTGTCCAACGGGCACAGTGTTGGTTGTTTTTGCAGCCGCAGTCTTCTTGCCAGCAGCTTCTGGATATTCGTACTTGCGTGTTTCTTCCAGTTCTTTGAGTAGGTTTGGAATACGTGCATCGCCTACGAGATCCGCATCAGGTTTAACTGTGGTCATCTCAGGAGTCATCAGTACACTTTCTCCGTCTTTCTGTAGATTACTCTGTTCCAATCCTGCCAATGCCGCTTCGTATGGACTATTGGTAGGAGTTACCTTGATGCAGGCATCACTGATGCGGCACTGCTCAGCTACCAGACTCTTGACTAAAGCATCTGTAGTTGGGTAATTTAACACTATGTCTATGATGTTGACTTCTACTGGACCCATGTTGGGAAACTCTGGAGTTTCTTGGATAGGCAGTCTCTTGGGTTTAGTCATAGATTCTAACTTATACGCTTCTAATACAGTCTTGAGCTTGCTGATTACTTCTGGTGAACATTCGCAAGCTAACCGTAGTCTAAACTGATAAGTTCTAGTTGACTCTGTTAGGTATGTTTTAAACGGTTTCATAATCTTTCCTATTATTAGATATTTAGCAGGTTTTGATAATTTTACTTGGGCTTGTTCAGTATTTGTGCCAATAAAGTATTACGGTCTACTACTGTGCCTTCCCCGTCTACAGGGTCGTGGGGGTTATTACCGTCCTGCTTCATCTGGTGGTC